CGCTACCGGAACGAACAACAGCAAAGTAATACCAAGTACCGGTTGCCAGCGTTGTAGTTCCGGTCAAGTTAGACGCGGTATAGCTAAATTGAAGTTTGTTCAAAACAGTTACGTTTACGGACCACCCAGTCGTTGCAGTGCCTTTGCTCAAAATGCCGTAAACAACACTGACCGCAGATAGGTAAACCCATCCTTCAATCGTAAAGTTACCAGTTCCTAGCTGAAGTTGTGGGTTGTCAACCGCTGTTAACCAGTCTCCAGTGCCATCGTATTTCATGCTGGTTGTGCCCCACTGCTTCTGCGTGGTGCTCGCCTGAGCGTCCCCAACCGTAATCACGTCATTCTGCACCGCAGCGCCGTAAATTCCTGCGTTGGTCATATTGAGCAGGAGACTTGTGTTGGTGATTGCGGTTACTGGCGCGGTGGGCACGGTGAGGGTAGTTAATGTGGCGTCGTACGCGCTTGCGCCTTTTAGTACGCGGGCGTTTGAAATATACCCATTTTGAATCTGTCGGGTGGATGCAATTGCAAAATATTGACCGCCAATAGACATTGACCCGCCAGTACCGACAGTTGCAGAAGTTGTAGTAGTTGCTTTACGGACTCCGTTCAGAAAAAGTGAAAGCGTTGACCCAGAACGACAAGCAACACAATGAACCCATTGATTAACTGGGAAAGATGCCGGGTCACTTAGCGTTATTTCCGCTGTTGCATATAGGAGCCTAAAAAATCCATCTTCGCTAATATATAAATTACAAATGGATGAGCCAGAACTTCCTGCAATTCCGTAGGCTATAATTCCCTGTCCGAATGTGCTTGTTCCTATCGTTACATAAACAAACGCTTCGTAACTAAAGTTTCCAGCACCAAGTTCAAAAGCTGCATTATTAGGAATGCTAAGCTGACTTGACCCATCAAAGTACCCGCTCCCACCATACAGCGCAGTGGTGTACGATGCAGTTGGGGAGAACGGCTGGAATGCTTGAACGCTGGGGGTTCCTGAACCAACAGTAATTGCACTTGCAAGAGACGAACCGTCAACAAAACGGTTGTATCCACAAGACAAGAAAATTGTGCTCCCTAAAGCTGTTAGCGGGCTAGTCGGAGTTGATGAAATTGTCAAGTTGGTGTTTGATAATCTCAGATTTGAAACGTAACCAGCAAAACCGTTTGCAGCACTTCTATCCGTTCCAATTCGCATTGCGTCGGTTTGGTTGAACGTAGTCGCTGATGTACCAGTCCCGTCAGACGCCCCATTGACATATAAAGTTGTTTGATTTGAACCAGTACCCGCTCGAACAACAGCGACGTAATACCAAGTATTTGCCGCAAGACTTGTTGTTCCAGTTATGCTTGTTGAAGTGTCAATAAACACTAGCTTGTCAGCGGAGCTAATTTGTAAGACCCACCCCGTTGGCCCCGTAGACGATCCCTTGCAAGCAATTGTATGAGTAGTGCCAGACGCTGTTCTGTAAACCCAAGCCTCAATTGTGAAGTTTGCAGCTCCGAATCTTAGGCTTGCACTATCCGCAACACTCAAATAACTGGATGAAAAATAATTACTCCATTGACCAGCAGTCCAATACGGAGTGAATGATCCCTGCGTTGTTGTGCCGTTGCGGGTGATGGTAAAATTATTTGTCGAAGAATCTAAAAACGTATTGTTCTGCTGCCCGTTGGTGCTGGTTGTTTCCAGCAACAAAGAAACATAAGGAAAATACGTATCTGTGGTTGGAGCAGCCGACGGCGTTACGCTGTTACTTGCCGAACTGGCCGCTCCTGTGCCAATACTGTTAGTAGCTGTCACAGTAAACGTATACGCCGTCCCGTTAGTCAGGCCCGTCACAACAAGAGGTGACGATGCGCCGCTAGCAGTGAACCCACCTGGGCTAGATGTTGCCGTGTAACTCGTAATAGACGGCCCGCCAGTGACAGCAGGAGCGGTAAACGCAACAGACGCTTGAGCGTTTCCTGCCGTCGCCGTGCCAATTGTCGGAGCACCTGGGACTGTACCTGCGACGGTCGCAGTCGCATTAGATGTAGCACTCGCACTACCGGCTGAATTGGTCGCAGTGACAGTACATTTAACCGTGTTGTTGTAGTCCGCATCGACCAGTGTGTAGGTCGACGATGTAGCGCCGCTGATGTTAGTCGCTGCTCCTCGAACCCATTGATACGCGTAAGTCGGTGTCGGGTAACCATTCCAGGTCCCGGTCGTGCTCGAGAGCGTTTGGCCTACTGTAGCCGTGCCGGTGACAACAGGGACTGCGACGTTTGTGGGCGCAACAGGAGTTAACGTGGGCGTCGCCCAGGAGAGCACACCAGAACCGTTAGTAATCAGCGTCTGATTAGCAGTCCCATCCGTACTCGGAAGTGTCCAAGTGACATTAGACGGGACGACAGCAGGTGCTTTAAACCCCAGATAATTAGTCGTTGCATTTGAGAATCGCAACGATGCCTGGTTATTTATTTGAAAGTTTGTCCCGTCAGTAACCAGATTCGACGCGCCAGCAAACGCGCCTGCGTTGTTGTACTGAATCTGCGTAGTCGACCCGCCAGGCGTACCGCCTCCACCAGTCGACGCAATTGAAATTCCCCCTGCGGTATTGGTGATCGTGATATTCGTGCCAGCGGTCAATGTCGAGAGTGTGTATCCCGTGCCGTTACCAATCAAGACCTGCCCGTTTGTTGGCGTGGTTGATAACGCCGTTCCGCCGTTTGCGACTGGCAGAACTCCGGATATACCACCCCCGCCAATAGAGCCTGGCGTATAAGTCCCGTCAGCGTTACCGACTGGGATCTGACCAGCGGTCGGTTTGACAACCGTACCAGTGCCGCCCGCTGTCGTGGGCAGCGGCGAGAGAATGTAGAAACTCATTTTTGCCCCACCTTCGAGAGTGCGTCGCTCATTGCTTGGGTTTTGTCTTTTGAGCCCGAGCTCGAGCCGAAATAGTAGCTCACGACCTGATCGGCCTTTGCGGAGACGTAGCCGATCAGCGTGCCAATAATGCCGACGATTGCGGGATCAGTCAGGCCCTGGACGTAGCCAGACAGAACAGCCCAGACTGACCAGATAAATGCGAACAGCGTCAGGCCGCCGATAACCCTGGGCGTCCAGTAGTCGCCCGTGCTGGATTCGCGTTTTCGAGCCGAGTCTCGGTCGGCAGCCGCAATGCGATCGACGTCAATTTCCAGCTCGCGCATGCGGATTTGAAAATCCGCCTCGGCCTTTTTGATCTGGGCCAGGGTATCAGGTGATGCCGTGCCGATCGCTGCAGCCAGATCGCTCTCAGAGCCGTTTTCGTGACCGAGCAGGACACCAGACAAGGTTTTGACTGCAGCGCCTGCCAGCGGGCCTCCGAGCGCCGTCGCGATCGTTGGAGCGACCGCCCCGATGACGTCCTTCCAGTCGACTGAGAAGCTCACGATTTTGCCTTGTTGATTAAGTCGAATGCCGATCGGACCTTTTCTTCCAGCACGGCTACGCGCAGATCGAGCTTTGCCAGAACAATGATCAGCGTGATCAGCGCCAGCAGCACGGGCCAGGCTTTGAATAAAAGCTCGAGCGTATCCATTAGCCCTGCGCCAGCCCTTCGTCGAACCGATTCATCGCATATGCGAGAGCCTTGGGGTTCTGTTGAGCTGTAGAGCCTGGGAGCGACGCCCAGATACGGCTGGCCTTTTTGATCGCACCCTCAATGTCGCCCGCGTAAATTAGATCGAGCGCCCCGGATTCATCGAGCAGCGCGACTGCGGCCTGATCTTGCGAGAGCGGCGAGAAGTCGGGCAGATTCAATTTAGCCTTAAGCCGTGTCCAGGTTCCCTTGATCAGCTGATAAGCACCGGCAGCCGTAGAGACGCAGCCGGGTTTGATCCCTGCAGCTGTACAAAAGTGATCGGGCAGCGGCACGCCTTTTTTCTCGCCGGTCAATACTGGGTGATCGGCGAAGTTTGAAAATTTCGAGCCGCCATAGAAAATCGAATAAGCGGCGTCGTTCAAGACGTCGCGCGGGTAAACGTGCTCGGTCGAGCGGATCATAAAAAGAAACGCAGACAGG